AGATTATGGTGATGATGGACAATTGATGGGTGATGAAGGTTCATATTTAAAAGCAATTCATTTTTCTGAACCTTTTAAAGCTTGGTTTAATAATAATGCTAACGGATTATTTCATCATCCCAAATATGGTGGAAAATTACCAACAGATTCGCAATTATTATTTTATTTTGTAGAAAAATCTACCTCTGGAACTTCTATTGAAAAGTATGGGGAGTTGCAAATATTAATGTCTGAATTTCTTACGGAGACAGCAGATTGTATAGATAAATTATTAGCTGATTATATGTATATCGATCCTGACCCAACAGCAGCTAAATATTTTAGAGAAGTTGAAAAGAAAGAGCGAGTTAAGGTAACTGATTATGCGCCATATAGAGCTAAGCTTATTGGTTATGATCGAGAGGGTGATAAGGTAAGTTGTTTTAATATTAAACATGACTATGAGGGAGAGTGGGATGGTACGAGGAGATTAGCGCAGACAATTGAAGAAGCAGCCGAAGTAATTGGTATTACTTATGAATCTATAAATACTGATATAAAGGAAATTAATTTTTATATTGGGGCAAAGCAGATGATGGATTTAACGTATTATGCCGTTGTAGGACAATCCGCATTACATCTTATTATAAATAAATTAGATTTAGACGACACAATGGTTTTAAAATTATATAATCCGTTATCAAATAATGTGCAGTTGGGTGATGATATATATTTTACTAGGGAAGTAGCATCACATAGAGAATTTGATTTAAATTTAAATGATTTTACACAACCAATAATACCTGATACTATATTGAGATTACCGTCAGGAACTTCTGTTGGTGAACCAATAGTTAGAAATAGATCAACTGAATATCAAAATTGGGATGATTTATTATTTAAGAGTAGCTCATTAGCACAGGATATAGAACAAGATATTATAAGTGGGTCTATGAATCAAGTACGCTTAAATATAGATTATTCAAATTATGATAAGTTTATGAAATTTGGTTCTGCAGAAAAGCGATTAGAAAATTTTAAAACTAAAGTAGGAAAGATAGAATTACATAACGCTTACAGTCAATCAATTGCAGGTACATATTATGATACAGGATATTTGGGAAATGACCCAAATACCGCAATAGAAAGTGCAGGAACTGATGCTAGAAAATGGGAAATTGCTAATAGTGAAGTTATAAATAGTTTTGATGGATATGAACGATATTTGTATTTTGAAAGTTCTTCATTTAAATCTGGTAGTAGTTCTCAATATTCATCAGCTAGTCTTGATTTATTATATGATGCATCTTGGCCTAAGAAAAATAATACTAAACCGTATATTTTATCTGAAATAACTTCTTCAGATGCAATAACATGGTATAATAATCAAATAGTAAGTGCATCAGATTTTGATCATGAAAATAGAGATAGGCTATTATATCATTTACCAGAGCATATTAGAGATGATACAGGCAATTCTGCTTTTACAAAATTTGTAGATATGACTGGGCATCATTTTGATAATATAAAAAATTATATTGATAGATTTGGTCAAATTTATGAAATTGATGAACAATTAGATAAAGGATTATCTAAACAACTTATTTATAGTGTAGCAAAAGGGTTTGGTTGGAATCTACAAGACGGATATGATTTAGCTAAATTAGATAAGTTCTTTTTTGGTAAATCAGTAGATAAAACTAATTATGCTACAACTCTTTATGCTAGCTCTTCATTACAGGATATTTCACGAGAAGTATGGAAAAGAATTATTGCCAATATGCCTTTATTTTTAAAATCGCGTGGTACAATTGAATCGTTGAAAGGATTAATAAATTGTTATGGTATTCCATCTACAATATTAAGAGTTAGAGAATATGGTGGTCCAACTATTACGGATGTAGAACCTATATATGAAACAAGTAGGAAATTTACAAAAGCTTTAGATTTTAAAGCATCTCAATATGTTTCTGGTTCTTGGTCACATTCTTTAGGATTGGGTGGAACACAAACGCCAAACTCTATGGAGTTTAGATTTAAAGCAGCATCAAGTTCTGATCAGACATTAGTTCAGGGTGGTAATGGAACTACTGGTGACCAATTTGGAATTTATTTAAAAGATAATGCTTCTGCTGATAATATTGGTAGATTATCATTTTCATTAAGTGGTTCTGCTGGATATGTTACTGCATCAACTGAACCATTACCATTTTATAATGGAGATTATTGGTCTGTAATGTTGACAAAGGATACGACTTCAACTGAGTTATTGAAGGGAGAGGATGGTGTATCTAATATATTTGAAACTGGATCATTACAATTACCATTTAAAAATTGGATTGCCGCAACTGCTGAAATAGTGAGTGGTAGCACAGAAGTTTATACTGGAAAGTATGCCATGAAGGTTACACAAACCGCCCCTGCATGGAGTGAGTCCGGCCCATATGCTAATACTAATGGAATAATTTCACCAAACGGAGATGCTAGATTTGTAACTGCATCTAAAGGAGACCAATATGGATTTTCTGTATATGCTAAAACAGGAAATGTAAACGGAGGTCATATATATTTCACGGTAGCAGAGTTGGCTTCAGATGGATCCCTTATAAAACGTAATGTTTTGGGAACTACTGTTTCTAAGAATTGGAAACGACACAATTTTAAGATTGAAGTTCTAAAAAAATCTACCGCTCATTTAGGAATTCAATTAGCATTTCAACAACAAAGTGGTTTATCGAATAGGACTGTATTTTTTGATGGTGGAACATTTAAAAGAATATTTGATGAGCGAAACGAAGTTGTAGCTGGAGATAATAACGTCTCTTATGATTTAGTTGCTAAACAATATGATGCAGGTAGAGATGTAATTCAATATACTGGTAGAACCACTTTGGATATGCCAGGAGACCTGAATGCAGCATCACAATCATATAATACTGCATATAATAATACTGGTTCACTTTATATAGGTGGATATACTACAAATGATTTTGGTGGACAGTTTAGTGGTTCTATGATGGAATTTAGAATATGGAAATCTAGATTAGACGAAAAATACTTTGATCAGCATGTAGAAAATCCACAATCCTATGCGGGAAATAGTGTAAGTGCTTCATTTCAGGATATTGCGTTACGATATAGTTTTAATGAATCTAAGAATCATAATAGTGATACAACTGTTAGAGATACTTCAACGGATCAATCTTCACCGATTGCTGGAATAGCTACTGGATTTGCAGATGAAACAAGTTATTCTAATGTTGTTGATAGAACAAAATTTCCACTACCAAAATTAGGTGGGATTAGAAGAAATGCAAATAAAATAAGAATTGAAAAAGCACACTATCTAGATCGAATAGGCGAAAATATAAATTTAAGTCCAACAAATAGAGTTGAAATATCATCTTATGATAGAGCACCATTAGATTTAAGTCGAGTAGGAGTATATTTTTCTCCGGCGGATGTAATAAATCAAGATATAATGGATCAATTATCAGATTTTAATTTTGACCAGTATCTTGGAGATCCAAGAGATGACGAAGAATCTCAATATAGAGATTTAGATACTGTAAAATTAGAATATTTTAAGAAATATACTGGTGCTAATAATTTTTGGGATTATTTAAGATTATTAAACTATTATGATCATTCATTATTTACTCAATTGGAATCCTTGTTACCAGCAAGAAGTAAAGCAGTAGTTGGAGTATTATTAGAGAATAATATATTAGAAAGAAATAAACAACCTATAAACCATCCAACATTTGAAAATCCAATTTTTGAAGATACTGTTAAATTAAAAGAAGAAGATGGTGGTTTTGTTTCATCAAGTGCTGTAAATAATTATTTAGAAGTCACTCAAAATGTAACACGACTTGATAGAGAAGTGGATGAAGATTCTACATATGAATTTTATTCAGATAATCAATATTATGAATCAACTATTAGTGGAGATATTTTTTCTAAACCATCAATAAGAGATTTAAATAGAGTAGATACTTTAGGACATTATGGAAGAAATTATACAACTGCTAGTATTTATTCGGGAGGACCAACAACTGTTTTTACGGAAGCACTTACCACGATAAATAATCAAAGATCTTCCAAATTTAATAAAAAACCAATGTATATTTATAGTAGTAAGGAAAATTTTGTACAGGGAACAGCGGCTTCTGTTTCTTTTGTAACTTCTAGTTTTGAAAAAATAACTGAACATTCAACAGGATTACGTAGAATTAATTTTGAAGGTAGTAAAAATACTGTTACTACTGCATTATCTTCATTGGATGTAAATGGTAAGAAAGATTATACTCCAGTTACCTATATATTAACAAATCCATATGCATTAGTAGGTGATGCACGTGAAAGTGTACAGTTAAGAACAGAATTTGATACTGGAAACGAAAATGATTAATAAACTTAATTAAACTTAATTTATATATATTTATAGATAACAAAGGTTGTCTGTGATCATATATTACAAATCGAAGGAATTGAAAAATGGCGTATTTAAATAAAACAACTCAGGTATTGAAGGCTATTCTTACCAATAAAGGTAGAGAAAAGCTAGCTCAAGGAGCTTTTAATGTATCTCATTTCGCATTAGCAGATGATGAAATAGATTATACATTATGGGATACCGCACATCCATCTGGTTCAGATTATTATGGAACAGTTATAGAAAATTTACCATTATTAGAACCAGTTCCAAATGAAACTAGTGTAATGCGATATAAACTTTTAAGAAGTACAGATCATTTAGATAAAAGTGCTGGAATGAAGATGGCTACTATTGGAGGTTCTTTTAATAATAAAGTAAATTCTAATAGTGGAATATTAGATTTAAGTTGGAAAAATGTTAGTAATGTTGGAGATGAGGATTCTTTACAATGTACTACAGTTAATTTACATTCAAACTCTGCTCCAGAAGGATATTCTTATACACTACTTAATACAAATATAGCTTATTTATATTTAGATGATAATCCAACAACTGCGGGTAGATTTGCACAACCAACTGAACAATCTTTAAGATTTAGAGCTTCACAGACATTAATAGCGCCAGCAGGTAATAATACTATGAAAATTAAAGCCAAAAGAATTACAAGTACACAAGATCTTTCAAAGACAACGTGTATAGTTACTGGATTAATGTCAGGCGCAACTGCAGCATTGACAATTAGAATTAATTATAAGGCAAATGACTAATGGCATTTTTGGATAAAAGTGTAACTGTATTTGTAGACGCAGTTTTGACAGAATTGGGTAGACAGCAGTTAGCAACTAGTGGTGATCTTAATATAAGCAAATTTGCTTTAGCAGATGACGGTATAGATTATAATCTTTTTGATGTTACACATACTAGTGGACCTGATTATTATGATAATGCTATTTTGAATATGCCTTTATTGGAAGTTATGACTAGAAGCGTAGCAGTATCAGAGGATGGAAAAGATGGAGCAATGAAATTTCCGTTAAAAGATACACTAGCAGATACAGTAGATACTATTCTTATAACTGGAGTACCTACAGCTACTGAAACAGTAGGAGCTTTCGATTATTTTGTTATTTCACCAGTAACAGAAAATTATGGGGAAGAAGAAGAATATACTTTAACTTTACCAGACGATGTTTTCATTGATGTATTTAAAGAAGGTGAAATAATAACCGTAGAAGAGATTGGATAAGATAGGAGATTAATAAATGCCATTTAAGACAATAACAGGCAAAAAATTTATATTGGTAGCTAAATCAGTTGTAGGTAAAACTACAGGAACATTTCCAGATAAAAAAGTAGCTATTTCAGGTAAAGGAGAAAAATCTGGAAAGCAATTTTCAACTATGATTACTATTAAGGCAGGGCAACCAAAACGTATTTTAAATGGATATTTATTTAATGTAGATGGTACCATAACGGCACCGTCACCACCGCCACCTGATGATCCTACACCAAGACCACCAACTGCTGGATTTACCTGGAAACCTGGGAATTAGGAATGGCGGAAACTTATTCATTAACGGCACCAGCCAGGGTGAAATTTACGGATGCTTCAATAGGAGAAGCATTAACATATAGTTGGAAATTTGGAGATGGTACCAATTCGGGAAATGCAAATCCGATACATACTTATCAAACTCCAGGTACTTATAGAGTAGAATTAACTGTAACATCAGGAGATGATTTATCTGATACTACTACTACAGATTTAGTAGTATATGAAGAAAGTTCTGGTAACGGTAACGGTAACGGAAACGGTAGAGATGATTTACTGCGAGATTAGATGATGAGTTTCCGTAAATACAAATTTTTAATGAAAACAATATTTAATATAAATAGGAGAACATAAAATGCCAATAGGAGAAGCATCAGGAGTATTTCAACTCTTTGATACAGCAGAAGATATAGTGGCGAACAGAGTTACTACAGTTTCAAGTGGTATATGGTCGAGCGGAGGAACTACATTAACTCAAGGATCTTCAACTTCTGGATTCTTTTCATCGTCAGTGCAAAGTGCATCTAGTGGAGATTATTATACAGATGTACATCAAGAAGCATCATCTTCATCTACAACAGAAGTACAATTTAGTATTGCTTACGGACATCATGCTGGTAGTGGATCAAAAAATGCTACTGACGGTACAAATGCTTCCCAGGCTATATATTCACAATTTAAAAATGTAATTGTGTCACCAACTCAAGCATATTTTAAGTATGGAGCAAGTGGAGCTGAATTAGAATCATCTTCATCGTATTTTGTATCAGTAGCAAGAGCTCGTATGAGAGAAAAGATTGACCCAGGTAATTGGGAAATGAGATTAGTTGGAACAGGAAGGACATTACGCCTAATAGATGATAGTGATGCTACAACAGATTCGAGTGTAGCGAAGGGAACTACTTATTTTAATGTAGTTTCGGGGAGTATTAGTGGTGGATCAGCATCATATAAATATTCATCTGGGACAACCAAAATGTATTATGGTAGATTCTATCCATTTTTAGGTGTTTTCATGCTTGATTCTGGAAAATTAGATTTAAATCAAGCGGGAACTCAAGATGGAATTAGCCTTTCTACTGGATTAAGTACTAATGCGGATGATAATAATTCTAGAAAATTGTTTAATGCATTTAATACTGCGGGTGGGTATTTCCAAGCAAGACGTGAGGAAGATATTAAATCAACTCATTATTTTTGTAGAGTAAATAATAGACGATATAATTTTAGTCAAAATCCAACATATTATACTGGAAGTGGAGAGTTAACAAATCCAACTTATGTAACAGATCCTCGTACATATATTACTACGGTAGGATTGTATAATGCTAATAGTGAATTGTTAGCTGTGGCTAAACTTAGTAAACCGTTCTTAAAAACGCCGGCGAGAGAAGCAGTAATAAAAGTAAGACTTGATTTTTAAGTGAGGTGAGCCTATGTTTAAGCCGATTGGAGAAGGCAACGCGACAATCACCCCGTTTAAAGTTTTTAAACAATACGAATTCACTGACGCGGACAGTGGAAGTGGAGTTTTTGTTCTTGAAGGCACTAGCGGAAGTTATTTTAATTATAGTACTGCGTCTGCACAGTCAAAATCTATTGGTACTTTAAATGAATTATCAAGATCTATTGGAAAAGATAAAGATACTTGGTATAGTGTAGGTACTTATTATAACCTTCCTGTTTATAATTCAATTAATCATTTATATTATAAATTTGAACAACAAAACAATCCTAGGGGAATTGCCCCACAACCACAATTTAGTTTTAATCAAGATCCTTGGCCTAGAGATTCATCTGGGTCATTTTTAAATAAAATACATAATAGTTTAAGAGTTATTAACATTCCCAGAAAATTTTTCGGAGAAGAAATAAAACCTGGGTCCGTACAACTAATTGATAATTCTTTGACAGATGAAACTCTTACTTTAGTAGATGATGAAAGAGGACATTTATATGATACTGTTTATTCATCTAGTTTTGCAAGAAGGTCTTCATCATTATCAGGGTCTAATGTAGTGGTAGGTGATGCGATAGGAAACATATTTTATGATCAAGGTTTTATTGTAATAACTGATACTGGGTCAAAATATGGTAATGTGGCAAAATTGGAAGGTACAGATGGTTTTGAATTAGAATTACAAGGAACTAAAACTATTAGAGAATATGAATTTTTATGTAATATACAAGAACATGAATATAATGGTACCGATAATATAAGTGCAACTCCAGGTAGAAGTGGCTCACAATTACTTGGAAGCGATTTAACTGGATATTTTATGGAAGGAATTCATAATACTGTAATAGGTTCAGTTTATAATGAAGTTGGAACTCAAGAAGAATATGATACTGGCTCAGTATATAGACCATCTGGAGTATATTCAAATTTTGTAACACATTCAGCTTTTAATCCATATATAACAAGTGTAGGGTTATATGATGATAACAAAGATCTCTTAGCGGTGGCTAAACTAGCCCGCCCAATAAAAAAACCAAAAGAATATGATATTTCCTTCACGATAAGATTTGATAATTAAGGATTTTAATATTTATAGTTGTAAGAAACATAATATTTATTTATAGTATAATAAAGTCTATACCTTTTTTTTCTAAAAGGTTACTTCACTTAAAAAAATAACGAGGAGATTTACCTTGCGTAAATTTATAATTGGCCTGATGATGGTTATGGGATTAGTATATTCTCAAACACCCATTATAAGATTGATGCAATCAAGAGACTATAAAACACCGAAGTTTTGGTGGAGAGATCAAGAAACTTTTAAGTTAAGAGGATTTTTAGCGGACGACACTACGGGTATGAATACAACCAATACCGCTTCTGGTGTCGCTCTCAAAAACAATAACTTTGATGCCTGGAGAGATTCGGTAATGACTATTGCCGTTACACTTGATGGAAATGGAGCTAGTGTAACTGCCTTTCGTTTGGATTTAATATTCGATAATGATTTAATTACTTGGGATAACACAACTCTTACAGGACACGATTCAACTCGTGTAGAGAAGGGTGCTCACATATCTGGTTGGACTGAGGGAGATGAAAGTGCTGGAGCTCATTATTCATATGAGGTAACTTGGTATAACAATGTGGGATATGACGATTCATTAGCAGCCGCTGGTAGTGAGATATCTACATCTAATAATAGATATGATTGGTTAAGAATCACTATGGTATCTCATAATGGAAATACTAAATTGTTTAGTGGTAATAGTGGTGAACAAAAAGAATTATTAAAATTACATTTTAAAATAGATGATGTTGTAGATAATTTTGCAGCACTTCCATTTAGAGTAGCTACGAAATATAGTGGTAGTACAGGATATTATACTTATGTAACTAATGGAAATTATTTAACAACTTATAAAGTTTATATAGATGGTAATGTTGGAACTGAGGGTGATGGAGTAGGTAATGCTCGTGGTGATATCACCTTACACCCAAAACTATTAGATGTTGAGGGATACTTCAGATACGCTCAAGGTAACGGTAGAGCTACAGGAGCTGCTTGGAGTGCACCAGCAGAAAACACATATCCATATTGGAAAGTAAAATTTGAGTTAGACCACAATGAAGCTAACTTTAGTCCAAGAATAACTAATTGGTTAAATGTTGAAACAATAACTGACCATACAGGTGCAAATACTGCAGCTAAAAAATTAGATGAGACTACAACTGATGATGTTATTGGAAACCACACAGCAACATTTTATTATGATACCAAATCAACAACTGCATTACAGACATTACCCGCAGAAGGATTTCTTGGTATCTCTCATTATGACTCAACTTACACAGACCATCGAGGATATTACAGTATTCAGTTACCAAGAAATAACAGATATCGTATATCATTTTGGCCACCTGATGCGGATGATAATATTGAAAATCATTCTCAATTTGAATTAGATAGAAATTCAATTACAACTGTAGCTGATGCTATAAAGTCATTTAATTTTCAATCAAATAAACATAAGAATTATAATACAGGTGGAACACGAATAGATACATTAACTGCTATTGAATATTTAATCGGTGATGTAGATGGAGATGATTTATTTCATTTGAATGACACTTATATATTATGGAGTTTCGTATCACAGATAATGAATAATTATACACACCATAATGGAAACTCTTATGAGGATTGGTCTACAATTGAAGTATTTAAAGAAAGTGGAAACGCTAATAACTATGTATATTATCAGACTGTAAACGGACAATCAAGACCACAAAAATATGAGTTTACAGTTTATTGGGATGAAACAACATTAGCAGATAAATCGAGACTTGATAGGACAAGTGAGAATCCAGATTATTTTGTTAGCACGAGTGGTGGTTGGGTAGATAGTTTAAAAGCACCTATGGCAGTAACGAAAGCACTATTAAATGCTCAAAAAGCATTATCGGCAGGTATAATAGAAATAACAAATCCATTGATGGATGACCACCAAACAGGATTAGATACATTACATTTAATATTAGGAGCTGGATATTCTGAGTGGAGTGCAGCAAGAACAAGTGAAAAGAATAATCAAAAGGGTAATCCTGATTATTTGATGCCCGATATAGGATATTATTTTACAGGTGATATAAACGCTACAGGAACTAAAGTTTTAGAAACAGGTAATGGGGCAGACGGATATCAAAATGATATTTCTTCTAATACGTTTTATCGTTGGGGAAATAGTGCACCATCTCACCATTTAAATAAAATAAATGATACTAATGATGATGTGCCTAATAATACTTTAAGCGGATTCAATGCAAATGCATTTGATGATTTTGAAGATGGTGTTGATATACTTCTTTCTTTACCAGCAGACTCTACTGTTAGAGTTCAATCGGGTAATCAAATAGAAGTTCCATTAACTATTACACCAAGAGAGGGAGTTATTATAGCAGGGTTTGAATTTGAGGTTGAGTTTGATACAACGGTGTTACACTTTATAGATATGAAAACAGATGTTCTACCAGGACCCTGGATGACTTACGTAAATGTTCATGAACCTGTAGACAGTTGGAGAAGAGTTTCTTTTGGTGGAGTAGATTATTCACCAAGTAATGCACCTGAAAGTTATCATATAACTAAAGAGATGGTAGGATTAAATTTAGTATTTGAAGCAGCTTTCCCTGATACCGAGTGGACACAAGCTCCAATAAATTTCATCGGCAAAAATACAGCTTCAGATCCAAATGGTAGAGATTTATTAATGAGTAGAGATGATGGTGAAGTGTGGGTATGGAATAAGTATTGGGCATTCGGCGGTGGAAAACCAGATGAAGAAGCAATAACATACAATTATCCAAATCCATTTGAAGAGAATACTAAATTTCAATTCTTTTTAGATGAACCAAAAGATGTTAAATTATATATTTTAAATTCAATAGGACAGAAAGTTGGAACATTATTAGATGAACACATATTAGGGGGATTACATACGTTTGATTTTACAAATAAACCAAGTGTTTGGTTACCTGAAGTTAGTTTATATGAAAATCATCAAAAGTTAGAACCTGGTGTTTATATCTTTGTAATGCAAACAGACACAAGAATTAAAGCTAATAAATTTACGGTGGTAAAATAATGAAAAAAATATTATTGACAATACTACTTTTTAGTAGTATATTCGCACAAGCAAATAGAATATTAACAATAGCACCTACTGCACAAATGAGTTCGATTGGTAACGTAACATTACCATATATGAACCCTGCTCGAAAGGGAAGAATTTCCCATAAAGACCATTTCAGTTTTAGTAGAGTTAATTGGATGCCGAATATCGTAGAAGATATGAGTTATAACTTTGTAAATTTTGATAGAGGCCCATTTGGTGTTAATATAATGTTTTTTAATTATGGAGAACAAAATCTAACAACTGATAGTGGAATTATAGAAGGACAATTCACACCATTAAGTGCAGTATACGGATTTAGTTATGCACGTAAGGTTGGTAAATATAATTTAGGATTAGATTCAAAAGTAATCACACACGATTTACATACACAAAAAGCAACTGGATTTGTTTTTGGTATTGGTGGATATTTTCCTGAAGTGTATAAAGAATTAGATGTAGATGTTATGATACAGAACTTTGGAGTTGCGCCTAAATTTGGTAGTTATAAATCAGAACTACCCACAAGTGTAAATGTAGGAGCTACATATCCATATAAAGAATGGATGTTCTATGGACAAGGAAATGTGTTAAAAGAATATCTAACATTAGGTTTAGGAACAAGTTACAATTATAAAAATATGTTATGGGGAAAGTTAGGATATTATTTAGATACCACACACGAACTAACTTACCCTACATTTGGATTAGATTTTAAATATGATAAGTATATTGTTGGTATGAGTTATATTTATGGTAATAGAGAGTTACCGTTGGGTAACACAATTAGATTAACAATAAACCTGGAGTTGTAAAATGGCGAAGAAAAAAGTGGTGGATGCAGAATCCGCAATAGAGGATATGAAGAATAAAAAGTTTGGATTATCAATCCAAAATATCATAGCTCTTGTAACAGTTCTATCAACAGGAATAGCAGGTTGGTATTCATTTACTGGTCGTATTGATGGGTTGGAAGAGATAGTAACAGGATTTGCTGATGCAAGTGATATTGAGTTGGTAACACAGAAACTTACTTCGTATGATGAAGATATCAAGTATCTACGAGATAAACTTGATAACTTAAAAACACCTAAAGTTAAATCTTATGATAAAGATGTGGCTAACTTAAACAATGAAATCAAAAATTTGAAAAGAGAAATTAAGAAGTTAGAAGAACTACTTAAAGATCCTTTAGCAGAGTTTAAATAGGAGATAACAATGAAAAACTATTATCGTTTTCTATTGTTTACTGTTTTAGGTTTCGTAATGTCCCAAATAATTGGATGTGCCGCGTCCGTTCAAACAGAACAATATGTAGGTGAGTATGAAAAAGAAAAATCTTTAGATGAAATCGTAGTAACTAAAGTTGATGGATTGAAACTTTATGATTTAAAATTCAATAAAGAATTAGAAGAAAGATATCCCGAATTAGCAGACAAAAGAGTTTCTATGGGACTTGTTCAAGAACTACAGAATGTAATCTCTTATGTTGGTAGATTCAATTTAGTTGAAGCTGAAAGAGATATGCAACTTTTGATTATGAATGATTTAAAGGCTAACAAAGCTAAGATTACAAAGGCTAAGTATTCGGCTAGTGTTAGTATCTATGATTTCGCTGTTAACTTAAAAGAAGAAATCAAAGCTGGTAAGGTGGAGACTATCAATGAAACAATAGTTGGTATTCAGGTTAAATTAATTAACAATGAGAATACACAATATGTTGTTGGTAGTGGACAAGGAAGAGCTTCAACCATAGGTAGAGGATTTTTAATGAATCCTAATATGGCTTGGAATCAATCTTCTTTAAGTTCAGCATCAAACAAAGCTATGGAGACCGCCGTAGTCAATGTTATAAAGGCAATTGACCGAAGAGGTTGGTAAAAAAATGGATGTGGCAGAAATTAATATTCCTTTTTCTACTTTGGAGTAGTGTTTCTGCCCAATCGTTCTTTTATAGTTATATAGACCCCTGTGAACAGACTGTAGTTAGAAGTACTATAGTTATTAATGGAACAGGCCAACAGGGGTTTCAAGTAACTTATTACAATCGTACTAAGTTTTTTACATTAGACCAAGTTATAAGTGGTGAATTAGAAGAATGGACTCAAAGTGTTTATAAAGACTTTGAAGATTTATTCCCGTGTGCGGTAAAAGTTGCTGAAGAAATCTTATCATCTGTAATTGCAGAAAATGCTAGTGAACAATTTAGTAAAGATGAAGGCGGTGGTGATGAAGGTGGTGGAGAAGATATATCATCCACACCACAACAGGTTAATTACGCTATTCGTTCTACACAAGGTGAGGAAAAATGGATAACTTCATTCAATAGTGTCTATACAGCAACATCATTCGATGGTAGTAAACGACACGATGGTAACTTTAACTTTACTAATGATTTTAGAAAAGGGTCTCTTACATATGGTCAAGGATTTAATTTTAAAGCTAAAAAACAAAATGTAGTATTGAATGGAAGTGCTTTAACATATAAAACATTTGAAGGTTGGGATTGGTTAGTATCTGGTTCATTTGCTAAATCATTACAGAAGAAAAACGCAGAAGCATTTGTTTTTACAGGCACGTATGGAAATGTTAGTGGTAATAATTTTGGAAATGTAATAATGGTATATGGACAAAGATTTCCATTTAAGGTAATGGGTGGAAATACGATTACATTTTCTAACTATATTGCATATACTCTAATGAGATATTATGAGGGTAATACTCCAGGAGATAGATATTTATTATTGAGAAGTCCTGTTATTTTTATGCCAACTATATCAATGGATTGGAAATTAGGAACGGCTTTCTCATTTAATTTAGGTGTTTCAATGGGATATAACACCGTAGTTAATGATTACGGAGAACGAGATAAAAGTTTCAGTATATTATTTGGAACTTATTTTTAGGAGAATAGAATGAATTACACACAAAGTAAAGTTATGAATTGGGGATTCAAATTATTTACTTTAGGAGTATTAGCAATCACATTATGTAGTGTTGTTAATGGTCAAGTTGAGATTGAAAAATTAAAACGAGAAGCTCAAGAAAGAAAAGAAGAGATAAGGCAAGAAGCTAAAGCACAGAACTTGCCAGTACCAGCTATTGTAGATGCCGATTTTATTAGACCAACATTAACTATATCTAAATTTGTAAATACAAGTGAAAATGTAGGTATAAAAGATGATAGAATCACTATGGGAATACAACAATTACTACAAGAACAATTTCAAGAAAGTGATTATATTTTAGTTGATGACGATAATGCAAACTTTACTGTATCTGCTGAGATAGTTTATATTGGTAGACCAAATCAAGCATTTAGTATTGTTGGTTTATTTAATCGCAGAAAAGATAAAACACAAGTAAGAATGAATGTGTTGTTGACAGAGAATGCTACTGGTAAAGTAACCACAAGTAGAGGTATGGGTGAGATTGAAACAAAAATATCTGCTATGGGGTTACAGATTGAAGAAGAGGGTGTTCCTTTTAGTAATAGTGAATTAGGTGGAGCTTTGAGAAAAGCAATTGATGACGCGACGGAAAGTTTAAAATGACGAGAAATACCTTATTGGGTATAGCTTTAAATGTTATATTTGTTTTATCCATTTTCACAATACGATACAGATACGCAAAAAAAGAATATGATTTTTTACAAACTGATAGTGCACGACAAGAACAACTTATAACTAAAAATAAAACTTCAATTGATAGTTTATCTACAAGTATAACCCAATTGCAAATAGATAACGATACACAATTTAAAACTTTATCTACAGAATTATATAATATAGTTCGTTGGAGTACAGAGTATGAACAAAGATTACAGAATTTAATTGATAGTGTAGAGGGGTTGGAGTTAGAATTAGCAAGTATAGAATCATCTACAGTTCCTTTTTTAAAGGAATTTGGAACACAAGATAATTATATAAAAGTGTTCGGTAGAACTGGGTTAAGGATTCGTGATAATAAGGTGGTTGAGTCCAAAACCATAGCAGATTTTGAAGGTGAGATTACTTTAGGAAAGCCAGAAATAGAAAAATTAGATAAATATGAGTTTAGAGCAATTTATCCTGATAGTGAATTTTTGAATTTGAGAATAAAGGGTGGACAGAGTGATGTGATTAAATTGAGACCCCCAAGAAATCAAATTTCAATAGGGCCAATGGTAGGTATTCTATATAATACTGATACTGGATTAACAACACCAACTATAGGATTGGGAGTAACTTATAATATGATTAAAATATGGGATTGGAAATGAAAATA